CAATCAATAACACTCTGGTGATTTGCTGATATAAGTAAACGGTGGTGGAATACATAGAACAATATTTATGGGTAATAATATCTTTGACAAATTGACGGAAAAGTATCCGTTTATCACGCTGTGCGTGTATGCAAACGTGGAGTACGTGGGGGTGGTTCAGAACAAGGACGACGCAGTCACAACTATCTACGACTTTGGTAGTATACCATTACAAGAAGATAAAATGAAGTTCTTGGAACTGGCCACAACATGGTGGTGGGAAAGCAACAGATCTATTCCCATTAACATATTTTTGCGCACTGAATGGGAGCCGTTCCGCTACACACTACGCACCTTTGTTAATAAAGATTTAGAAATACTACACGGACCTGCTTGTAGTTTGCTTGATATCTCTCGCAAAAAGAGCAAGCGCAAATCAATTACATTGGTGCGACGGCTTGATTAAGCAAGTTCATGTGCAACACAACTAGCATTGCATAAGACAAACTGTGTGACTTTTTGAACGTGTATCCTTGTCTATCGTCACCATCCCATACACTAGCAAACACATCCAGCCAGGGCTGATTCTGTAAGTGTGCTTTGCCCGGCCTAATAATTGATATAAACGCTGCCATTTGTGGCACAGTACTTGGTCTCATGTTTTTCAACAGGTCTGTGTAGTTTCCCACGTGTACTAATTGTTTAGCCCATTCTGTATCTTGCCACAGTCTATCCCATGGCGGTGTAGCTATCAACATCTCTTGATAGTGCTCAGGATTTTTAATTAACTGATACACACTCATATTCAAAAAGTCTATTTTAAAATAACCACGCTGTTCAGCTTGGTCGTATTCGATTGCCGCACAGTTGTTTATGGGATCATAAGGAATGTCTGTTACATACACTCCTGAGTTATGCCGACGCACTTGGCCTTGTGTGATTTGTTGTGCTGACGTGTACTGTATCAGTTTCAGTACACTATCTCGGTCAGCAAAGTCAATGTCAATGTCTGCACTCATACTGTGACCAATGTTGCCACCACTTCCAACTGCTCTTGTGCTTTTTCCACTGCCGCTAATGCATCTGCCACTGATTGATTGTTTGTTGCTAACATGCGTAGTTCAGCCTCTCGTGCCATCTTTGCTCTGGCCCAGTTTATGACTGCCTGCACATCACTCGAGAGTTCAATTGTAGGGTAGGAACCAATCATGGGCATCCATGTAGAGCCGTCATATACTTCTATATTTTGGCTAGAGCCGTTGTAGCGCATTTGTCCAATCAGAGTATTGCCTGTTGAGCTCGGAGTATTATAAAAAGTGGGCCAGCTTCCATAGTTGTTGCTGATCTGTACTCCTGGCCCCGATGTTATATTTTTGATCATAATTTTAAATCTGTTAATATAGATTGTACATGAGGCCATAGCCATGTGTCAACTAATTGTTGTGTTTCTGCGGTTTCGTAATGTCCGCAATCAGTTTTTTTAAGTTCAAGTTTGCCACATTCCCATGCGGCGCATCCAGGAACCAAGTTAGAAGTACGCCATAGCCATTCGTATCCGGGTAAAAACACCTTATACATTTTAACAAACCAAGAAAAGAATATCAATGGCTTGTTCCACTGATCACACAGGGCCTTGATTGCCAACATATTATGGATGGTTTGATAATCATAAAATCTTGTGCCTGCTACTTCGCGTAGCCAAAATTTATCTAATGCTTCCGAATCCAGGCCAGTTAGTGTATCCAGCCACTGACGATTACTATGCACATTCATAGTATAACATCCAATGTCTTTATAAATGTTGCTATGCGTAGGATCTAAATATGTTGTTGGTGCTGGGACTGGATGTTCTTTTATGCCTAGTTGTATATCCTGCCAGGTTTGCAATCCAATTACGACCCTGGCAGGTTCTGTAAGCTGTACAATAACTAAATCTACTTCGGGATCTTTAACAATATCGTGACATTTTTCTACATAAAAAGCATTGCCGGCTCCCGCACTACATGCACGAGTTAATTGACTTCCTAATCGCTCAGCTATAAAGTCCGGCCAACTACGACCATATTTGGTTGTGGAGAAGCTATCACCAATTGTTGCTAGTTTCCTAATCATGTTACCATCCTGCTTGTTTTAGTATTTCTTTAGCATACTCTTGATCTGCTGAGTAGTCGTGAAATTTCTTGGCCCAGGCATCACTATCAATGTATGGCCATATCATTGCAATCTGAGATGAGTCTAAGTTGTTCAAAAACTCTTGACCAGATTCTGAGTTATATATCACCCAAGGTGATATACGTCCTGTTGTGACTGCATGACATAACACATTGCTATTACCATAACGTAAACAGTCATGTGCTGGATGTGTATGTTTTTCTTCCCAGTCAATGCTGTACTCTACTGCACGGGCCAAGGCATCTGCTACAGCTTCTACCTTCAAATAGAACAACAAGTACTCTGTGTAGATTTTGTCACTGCACCAATGGTCAATTTTCTTGTTGTTCTTAAGCAACCAGGTCATAAACTGTGCAGGGTTAATAGCTCGTGTGTTTACACAATAACGACCAAACTTTACAAAGGCTCGGTAGTAAGGTGAATCACAAAAGTCCTCAAAGGTCTTTAGCTTTGCAGATCCTTGCGCCATTTCATAGAACTTGATATAGGCCTGGAATCCCAGTTGTACACCACGCTCGCTTTGTTCCATACGCCTGCGTTTGGGCTCGCACATGTGTACTGCAATAGAGCTTTCTCTTGCAAATTCTTTTTTGCAGAACTCACATGTAAACTTACTTGTTGTCTCGGCCATGTGCTCTAATGTATTGATCAAGTTCTTTTTTGGTTGTTATTGCTGCCATGACGTCTATCTCGTCTGACTTGTAGTGCGGAAACAGCTCTGCCAATTGTTTTTTTATGCTACCAACACCTGCTTCTTTTTTCTTGGGAGCAATCCAGTTGTGTCTCATTGAGCCCAGTCCTGGACTCACAGTTGTGGCCATTAACCATTGAAGTTTACGATGTTTGGATGAGCTGATGTTAAAGAAGTTTTTGTTTAGTCGCTCATTTGTGGAAATAACATAGAACTCTTGTAAGTCTCTTGAGCCTTCTACTGCACTGCCCCAACGTATCATCAGGAATGGAGCAAACTTCTTGCGCTCTTCATCTGTTAGATCGTCGTAGAAATCTCTGACCTTGTGGTCAAACATTTTCATCTCATTGGCAATGCTTAGTTTATCAATCATTTGTTTTGCTCAAGTTGTAGATTATTATAGCACGGTCCAGGGCGGCTTGTAAAGCAGGATTAGTCTGAGCCTCTCGCCTGATATTGCCCCATAGTTTGTCTTCTTTCATGTGATCAACTAGTGGACGACCATCTGATGTGCGATGATCGTACCCCACTACTTCTCGTTCTGTTTGGCCAAATTCTCGCCTGAACACTGTGGACCCAACTCGTTCATATATGTAAGTTGCATCAGGTTTGAGACTTCCCATGATAGCTCACCATGCTTTATTATAATCAACAATCTCGCAGTTGCGACTAATGTCTTTGACAAAATACACACATTCAGGCTCATCACCATCAGTAATTGGCACTGCTAGCATTTGACCGTTCTTGAGTTTAGGAGCATACCAAGATACTTCGTGATACACATCCAATATTTCAATGTCCGGAAAACTGGGGCGAAAACTTGTGAGAGGATTAAACTGAAATACTTTGAATCCACGATCATTGATACTGGTCAATGGTAGTACTTCTAGATCACCAATCTCAGGTTCGCCAATCAGCACTTGCCAGTCCATGGGCATTTTAATTGTATTATCGCCTATGCGTAACACCAAGGCCGGTGAGTTAAAACTTTCTGGTCAAGGTCGTAGTGTTGATTGTCTAGTGTTAATATTCGCATAGTTGTATATTACATTATTTTGTAGTAGAAGTCAAATTTATTTGATCTTCATCCACTCTAATTTTTCTACCGAGAAAGGATAGTTGGCTTCTTTGTAGAACTGTTTGCGCTTGGTCAAGTGACGTTTGGCAAACTTGCAGGTCGATGTTATGTCCCAGATCTGAACATGGTCTTTATCTTCCGCTTTACGTATGCCACGACCAATCGACTGAATAACTCTAACAAAGCTCTTACCAGGCTCAATGAGTACCAGATTAAAAATGCGGGGAATGTTAATACCAACAGCAGCCACACCATAAGTTGCCACAATGATTTTACCTGTTGCGTCAGCCACTTCATCATATTCGTCTTGTCTCGCTTTTGCTTTTGTTGCTCCGGACACAAACACAGCACCATCACTTAGTCGTTCTACTAGTTGTCTACCGCATTCTGTTCTGTCTACTAACACAAGTGTGTTGCCTGTTTCGTTTACACGGCGCACAAGGTCCGCCATGGTATCCAATCTACCTGATTCCTCAAGCAAGTATTTAAGCTCGCTTTGATAGTTGGAATACTCTACGTGATCTACCAACTGCACAATATTAACGTGGCACTGTGCTAGCACACCTCGATCTTGTAGTTCACTTGCTGACAGTTTACTAACAACAGGACCTAGTCCAACCAACAAGGCTTGACTTTCAAACTTCTCTTTGGGTATTGTTCCTGTTAATCCCCACCGAATTGGCACTCTAGCCATGATGCCTGTCAGCAGAGTTTTGAGTGCGTCTGCTTTGGCCATGTGTACTTC